TACGTGTCCCGGGAGGGCAGTCATCGGTATGGTGACGGTGTCAACACCAACACCACCCGGCCACTCATCACGCACGCACTCAAGTCCGTTGACTCGATCAGCGTTGTCAACGCCTTCATCGAGTTCGTTCATGTCATTAAGAATGAGAGCGCCACCCGGATCAGTTGCAGACGCGCCGTCAGGAATAATATCCTCGTCTGCATTGGTAACTGTGGTGAGTGTGTCACCAAGCGCGAAAGTGCCAGTGACTTTTGTAACCGCGAGCATATCGTTGCCACGGCTACCGTCGTCTTCATAGATGCCGACAACTTTGCCAGTCGCACCGGATGGTGCGCCGGTTACCGTGGAACCGAGAACGATGTCTTCAGACGCACTGACCTCGAAACCAATGAATGTTTGTTCACTGGGTTTCGGTCTGCCATCGAATCGTTCGAATCCATCGATCCTACGGTAGCCGCCATTAAAGTGTGGCTCGAAGTTGGAGATCGCAATTGCTCTCCCCGGGTTCATTGACTGAACCGGTGTTACAACATCAAGACCACCTTCCAGCGGATAATATGAAACGCGTGTTTGTGCCATTTACTACCATGAGCCATCACCCCCAACGGTGATGTCACTTCCTCCTTCATTTGCATTGACTTCGAAAAAGCTGCCAGTGCTTTGAAAACGAGAGAAGCGTTGGTTTGGCAGCTGATGATTTTCAAGGCGTCCGAACGCCTCGTCAAAAATTTCCTGACCTTGAGCCTTGATCTCTGGTGCGCCTTCGTAATTCGCATACAGGACCAATGCTCGGCCATGGATGGCTTGGTGATACTCTTCAGGTATCAACGAGACATCGCTGTTAGCCGCCATCTTGGTGGGCTTCATGAAGTAGTCCGATTTTATTTGATAACTCTGATCTGGTACGGGCTCGAACTCCAGATTGTTGTCCGGCATTAAAATTACTGTTGCCGGTTTTGCTTGCGTGGTGTCACGAATCAATCCTTTTATAGAGTCATGCTCCCGAAAATTCAGGGGCTCATCCTCATCGTTCGCTCCACCTTCGTTCAGTTTGAACGTCTTAAAATCCCAGAACTGGAGATCGGTTGGCGATGCCAGTCCGATGACACCAGACACTGTGTTGAGCTGTACCTGATTCCACAGGAATTTCCAGTTGAGCCAGCGGTTCTGAATGTAGAAGTCCGCATCTCGAACCCATCGCACTAGGCGTTGATTCTCACCGACCTGTCCGGTGACAGATGTAATGTCATCACCAGACGCACCAACTTCGCGGTGCAGATCCTGAACTAACTCAAGGAAAGTACTCATCCGGCTAACCTTTCTGCCTGCAGTGCCTTCCGGTCTTCTTGCTTAGTTTCGGAAAGTTCCTCAGGTGTCGAGTAACCATCGAGCTTTGCTGCAGCACGCCGCAACACACCTTCACGCCCTTCTTCCTGTAAATCAGGAGCAGCGTCAGGCGTTACTTCCGGCACTGTCGGTGGCTGATAAAGTTCATCAACGCCGATGTATCTGTGATGCGCATCGAATAAGTGCCCGTCCTGCGAAAGTTTTACAGCTTTACCCATTTCACGTCGTAACGAATGCGGACGAGAGTCATCGAATTCAGGATTCTGCATTCCTCTTCTCCTGTATTTTCCGATACTCACTCAGCGGGACTTTCTTACGGCTCATACCTTGACCGCTTACCCAAACCATGGGCTCTTTCGCCAGTCCGGATCTGGGCCGCGCTTCAGCTTCGACTGCCTTTTCCTTGGCAGGCTCTTGCTCTTCTACTTCCGCCATAGCTTTTTCCGTAAGCTCATCGGGAGTCAGATCTTCCGGCTTTTTCGTAGCCGCTTTCTTCTTCGCCTTTTTCTTTCCAGCCATCTCAGTATCTCCGGTGCGGGTACAGTGGTTTCTTCAGATCATGTGGTGCGGGGTTATCCACTCCTTCATGATTCGGCGGTGTGATCGCTCCATAACGATCATTGTGTACATTCCCGCCTGCGGCCACGCCTGCGCGATACGGGCGCTCGCCCATGTCACTGCGTGGAGTTTCTACGCACGGCTCAACGAAATTTTCGAAAGTCGTGTCAACTGGTAGCTTCCCGGATACGCCGTCGTCTTCGCACTGGTTAGCACAAAAAGCATTTTCCAGTGACGCTGGCGCAAGGATCTCATCAGTATCAAGCGTGTCACCCGGTCGCCCGAGTCGATCGTCCTGATAATCGATGTATCCGCCCTGAGGAGTTACCGGCAATGTCTTCTTGTGAGGCATGTCGTTCTCCAAAAGTTTGGCCCGGGTCCGAAGACCCGGGCCGCACAGATCAGCAGATGGTCATTTTGTGACCCTTCTCACTGACAGAGTACGCGTCGTCCTGATACGGACGAGGAACCTCGCGTGCATTGCCATTGAGAGGGTTACGGGCACCGTTGTACGTCGGAAATGAAAGAGCTTCCGAATCGAATTCTTTGTAAGAATTCAAACCGTACTGGATCCCGGAGCCTTCCATGCGCATGTACGAACCACGAACCGTTGAAGGTTTGTGATCCCCCGGCATGTAAGCACCAGAACCCGGCTCGGGTCCGCTGGGGCCACCGGCACCACCACCGCTATACTTATTAAGCGTACTTCCGCTTGTCTTAGCCATGAATACCACTGCCAGTGAAGGCGAGAACCCACGCAGCAAGCTGCGCATCAACATCGCCACCGGACTCGCCGATGTCAACACTGGAGTCCGCTACCGTCAAAGCAGTAGTAACGTCGATCGTTACGTCCAAGATTCGGCCATCACGTTGCGCTGGGCCACCGGCTGTCAGCAATGTTCCGCCTGTAGCGATGTCTGCAGCTGCCGCGTCATGCTGAGTTTGGAGCGCATTGTCATAGAACTGTCCACCCATGATTAGTCTCCTTTACTCAGTTGAATCCCACTTCAGGATACGCGCTTGGTCTGCGTCGGTGTGGACGATGCCATAACCGAGATTTGCATACCATGCGATACCCCGAGACCGACCGAAGTCAGTTGGGATTTTGCCCCGAATCTCTTCAGGGATTGCGAACGCTTCCACTACCGTGTCAGCGCCGAAGAAGAAGATACCATCGGAGTTCGTCCATCCCTCGTTCGGAATGTTTGTCTGCTCCGTGTAACGGATACCTTCGTGGCGACCCTTCTCACCGTTCATGATCACATGCCAGCCTTCAGAGACGTACTGGTGAATCGTTTCCAGAGCGTCCTTGAATGCGCGTAGCGTGGTCGGACGAGCGATAGCGAAGTAGTTGTTCCCGTCGAACGTGGGAATGTCCCGCTCTGCCATTTCATCCGCGATCAGTTTGGAGTGAGCGTCAAGGAACTCTCCGGTCGGTGCGCCCGAGGGCACGCCGTTCTCCGTGACAGAGATCGTGGTTGCCGAATCACCGACGACGCGGAGAGGCGTTAATTCCCACTGCGCATTTGTTGCCGCATCGAGAGCCTTCCGGGCATCGTTCTTCAGAACCTTGTGAATGATCTCAGTCACCGGATGTTCTGACAGGTCATCCAGTTTCTTCGTGTAAGGCACACTGTTGCCGTACTCCGTGATGATCAGCGACGATTGAGTAATGGTGTAGTTCGACTCAGGCATGGTCGCTGTTTCAGCTAAGGTACCACCCTGTGTCTGAACGTCTGAATAGACATTCCAGTTGAACGTCTCACCTTTACCCAGACCGAATGCTTCGCGAGCATCAGCGAACTGGCGGTAGCGCACCATGGGTTGCAGCGCGGTTCGTAGTTTCCGGGACAGGTTTGGTGCCCACATGAAACCGCCGAGCGCGCTCGTTTGCCATACTTGGCCAGCCATAGTTACTTCCTCCGAGCAGTTAGACTGGTTGTCCTCTCGACTCCCTGATCTCGGCTAACGCATCTGCAGGTGTTTGCACATCTTCAGCTATTTCACCGTGAGGTGACTGCGCTCCGAGAGCTGGGTTCGGGATTCTCACCAGATTTTCTTTCCGCTCTTGTCGGGTTAAGTCGTCTCCGGCAGGCGGTTGCGGTGGCGGTTCGCCGGGAGGTGTTACACCTCGCTGCTTATTAAGCCATTCCGTTGTCCGCTTACCGGCCTCAAGCATGATCGCGCTCGGCTTCCACTCGGGATGCTCTGCCTCGACCACGTCGGTCATGTTGTCAGTCATGTTATACAGAATCGGATCAGCCATGAGTTCCGGGTAACGCTCACCGAATGTTTCAAGTCCGGCATTCGCATCCTCTCGTAACTGCTTATCTGTCATTTGAGCGACAGCAATTCCTGCTGCTTGATTAGCAATCTGGGTGGTATCAATCGCAGGAGCCACCGCAGTGGGTACCCGGGATCTTTTCATTAGACCTGCTAACTTCTGTGCAGCCTCATCCTCGTCACCACTGAACAACGTCTTAATGATGTCCCGAGACTCAGTGACGAGCGTCTCGTCGTCCACGCCCGGATCGGGTGGTGGTGTGGCCAGTTGGTCAGCACGAGTTTTAAGAGCGGCTTCGTTTTGCCGTATCCATTCCTCGCGTTGAGCCAGTTCTTTATTTACCTGAGCTGCATTTTGCATACTGACCTCTGCAGCTTCAAGTTTTTGCGCTTGTTGCTGTACGCGCTCCATCGGTATTAGCTTATCGACTCCATGCACTTTCGCTTTCATGTGCGGCGCTCCATCGTGCATCACGATGTAATTCGCCATTTGGTGGTCTTGAAGATCTTGCGGAATCGGATCGGGAGCAGGCGGTTCCGCAGGTGGGTGCATAGGCTCTACAGCCTGCGCACCGTCCGCGTTTGGATCAGGTTCCGCCGGAGGAGCAGCCGATTGTATTGGCTGCATGCCTAACTCTTCGGCATGTTCCGTGATGAACTCGTTCTGTTCCGCGATCCGGTCTCCATGGATCTTCTCGTCCATTGCATCGATCACTGCGTCACGAGGACTCGGCGCGCTTTTCAGTGGCTCCGGTGTCTTCGTGTCAACTGGTGGCGCAACCTGCTGCGTGTCGTCAGCAGGAGCGCCCGTTGGTTGGGTAGCTCCGTTTGTCATTGCTCTGTCTCCTGCAGCTGCGTGGCTGCGTGGTCACCATTGATCATTGCTTCAGCGCACCACTGCATAAACATCTCAGCGTTCGCCATGTCCTGCTTAACTTGCTTCCACTCTCCGAGGCCATCATCGGTACTCGGATCTATTTCAGCCAGTCGGTCCTTGCATTTCTCAATTTCCGACTTTGCCCGACCGTGCAGGTAACGGCCAACTGGGCTGACGAGAAAGTCACGGACCATCTCGCCGAGGTGGGCTTCCACAAAATACTCGCGCTCCTGATCACTTATAAAGTGAACAGTAGAGTAATCGAATGCTTCTGCTTTACCCGCCATTAAAAATTATCCTTGTTGTGCGCGCTTTCGTTTAGCCGCACGATCTTCCGCTTCAGCTTGCCGCCGTGATTGCTGAAACCGAATTTTCTGCGAGTACTCATCGCTCGGTAATTCTGGATCCAGTCCCAGATCTACCGCCTTTCCTGCGACCATTTCATCGATACTGATAGGGTCTGTTTTCTTTTTAGCCATCGTTCTTTCTCCTGAAGCGAGATTTCTTCGGCTTCGTTGGTTTCGGTGTGCTTAACGGCGCACCGTACGCACGTTCACCTGACGTACCAACGCGCTCTGATCGCCGAGCCTGTTCAGCGGTCACACCGCGTTGGCGCGCAGTTCCGCCACGTCGAGGTTTACCCTTGCCAGTATCCTGTGCGCGCCCGACTGCCTGTTCGACTTCGCCTGCGCGCCTGCGCACGCGAGATCCGGCTGTCACAACACTCAAATCTGCTGTCGGGGATTTCTTATCGCCCATGGTCAGCCCCCTACTGTTCCAGCACCCGGTTTCGGCCCCGGATTATAGGGTCCGCTACCGCCCGTAGGTTTGGTTGGCGCAGGCGCAGGAGGACGACGACGACCACCGGGACGAGTCGGGCCGGGGGTTGGCGGCACAGCTGGAGTGGCACGCAGACTGGTGCGACCTTTGCCGCCACCACCACCGCCGCCACCGCCGCGTGGCGGTGTTACAGGAACCGCTGGCGTGGCACGAGTACCTCTTCCGGGACCACCAGCAACACCGCGACCACCACCACCCGGAACAGCCGGTGTAGCGCGTGCAGGAACTCGCCTGCGTGTTTGATTAGCTGGAGTTGATCCACCGTATCCACCGTAGTTTCTATTCATTCTCATGTTAGTACTCCTCAGATCCTTCACGGGCTGCAAATTTTCTGGGCTTGTGATCGCGTGCAGCCCTGCGCATGCGCCCGTGATAAAGCGGGTTATTCTGTGATGCACCCTTCCGTTCAACGCCAGAGATCCTGCCCTTGTTACGAGATGCGTAGAACACCGACTCACCTTTCTTGTCGCCGTACTGCGCCTTCATCGAGGACATGATCTTCTGACCTTTTTCAGTTAACGGCACATCATGCTCCTGCAGCTGCCCCTGCTCCGTTTCCTTTGAGCGCGAGTTGAGCAATCTTGGTGTTCTCACTCACAGCAGTTTGCTGTCGAGCAGACTGCATTTTCTGTTTCTCCATTCCGAGCGTTGCGTACAGTTTCTCCAGTGTCATTTGTTTCTCAAGCGCAAGCCGTGCGAACCCGAGCTGCGCTTCCATGTCGAGCTTCATTAGTTCACGCTGGTGTCGTAGCTTGTTGTCTTCCTGACGTATCTGAATTTCTGACTGCTTCATCTTGATTTCAGGCGGCGTTTGATCGCCAGCCTGCGCCATCTTTTCTTCCAGCTGTTGATCGTTCATGAAGAACCGGGACGCATCCTTGTACCCGAGCGAACCAAAAATTTCGTTCGCAGCTTCATCAGCTTTCAGTTTCTCTGCCATCTTCGGCAGACCTGCAGCCTTCTCCAGTCCGAACAGCAATCGTTCGACGCGGCGAATCGGATCCGTGTTACCCATGCCGACGTTCACGCGCACAACGAGATCCTGCCGGATCAATTCATCAGTGACTTCGTGAATGCCAAACTTCAGTAACAGTTGTGCTTGGTTGGCCGCGAGCGCGAGGATGACATCATCATTCTCGTACGCCTGTTCAAGTTTCATGAGTTGCTTCAGGACTGGTTCCATCCACGTCTCGAAGAACACGCGCAAACCGTAATCGGAAACCGAGCCAGCAGTCTGGCTCATCATAGCTGCACCGCCAACGGTTTGTGCGTTGCCTTCGCGATTCACACCGGCAGAGCCTTGTGCAAAATTGCCAACCAGCTCGTCATACTCCATCGCGAGCTTGTCCTGCTCCATGTAGCTGGACTGAGTCACGTCTGGTGTGTTAACGGTCTTCACGTCCCTCTCGGGGTCATTCATCATGACGCCGCCGCCCGGTACATTGCGCACGAGCGCATCGAGATCTACTTGGGATCCACGCCGCACGTAGTAGCGTTTGTTCAGAACCAGCTTGATGTTGTCAATGCGCTGGTTGGCAATAATATTTATCTCTTCCTGCAGACCTGAACTCTGTTCGACATCACCGGCTGGGTAGTTACGGAACGCTTCAATGGAGCTGAAGCCGACCACAAACGGACGCTCGCCTTCTTCGAGGTGGGGGAACGCTTCGAGCAGCGGAACCGGATCGGTCAGCAACAGCTCGGTACCCATTGTCCAGTAAACGTAATCAGTACCGTTGATCTTGACGACATTCATGTGCGCCCACAGCATCGTGTAGGCGTTACCGTGTTGTTCATCAGCTGGGTCGATCCTCTCCCTGCCTTCGCGTGCTTGTCTAGTACGATCGTAATTTTTGCGACGAGTAGCGAGGATCGACCCGAGCTTATGCTTCTTCCACAAGGGAATACCCGTTTTTGGGTCCACCGATTCCATTCGCTCCAATGCTTCGCCAGCATAGACGGGCATCATGTACAGTAAGTAAGGTGAGGTGCCGCACGGGTCACGCCAGTCGCACATTGGATCGAAACGGAAATTTTCTGGTGCGATCAGGTCGCAACAGAGTTCATCTTTTCTAACGATAGGCACTTCGTATCCGAGCGGTGCGCCGTCGTCGTCAGTCATCAGGGAGCCATCGTCCATGAACGCAGGTTCGTAGTCGGTGTCTGCCTCATAACGCCAGTACTGGAATGAAATGCACAAGCCGTACACTTTCGTTGACTGGTACGCGCCGACGCACGTTTGGTACCACGGCATGCGCCGGTCCAGTCGGTACTGCAGGATGTTCTTGTTTACCGCAGCGGATGCTCGCTGCAATGGGTCGCGCTCGTCTTCGGCGCGAATATCGACAACATCCTGTGTAGAAAAGGCTGCGACCGTGAGCGCCGCTTCAGCACTTTTAGTTGCAGCTCGTGTCTTAGGGCGAAAAACGCGTGAGCGTCTCCAGTCGGTTCGTCGGAAATTAGTTTGTGGCGCATGCTCGTTGTTAAAGTGCGCGAGATTTGTTTCCCATATATTGGTGATATTAGCATCGACGTAATCCGTTGACGTTGTGTAGATCTCGTGCGCCTTGGCAATGAGCCACGCGTCACGTCCGACCATCGAGCTGCCCAGTGTTTCTGCTTGTTCATGTTCTTCCTGATAATTGGATCCACCGGGAGAGTCGCTCGGCGGTGTCTCACCGGGCGGTAAGTCGCTGGGACCACGCATGAACGGATGTCCTGCTCTGCCGAAACGCTCGTTACCTGCAGTTGCGCCCGGGCTGACTGTTGCACCCGGCGACGTGGGATGATCTCTGTCAGTCATACCAATCTGATCACGCGCACCGGCATTCTTACCTTCACCGCCACGGTACTCAGGATTGTAATCGCCTTGTCGCTGGTCTGTTGCCATCAGTAAGATGCATCCGAGTCATCGGCGATCACGTTGTCACGTAAATCGCGGTCCAGTGTTTCAAGAACGTCGGCATCGAATCCTCGCGAGCGCGAGAGCCCGTGTCGTTCGAGGATCTCGCCTGCCGCCGTCTTGGCCTGCTCCTGCAAGTCGTGAATGTTTTTCTGCGCCATGTGCATGAAGTAACCTTTCTCTGCTGACACCGAGTCGCAGGTAATCACGACCAGTTGTCCTTCGAGATCGACGCGCACGCCCCACTCACGGTTAGGGTAGTGCCTGCAGAGTGTGTCACCGATGTTCTTGGCAATCCACATTTCCAGTTTTGCTTTCTTGCGTTCATCGAGTTCGAGATAATTGATCTCGTTGTAGTCCGCCGTGATTTCACGACCGAATTTTCCGTTACCGTTCGGCATCACGAGACTCATGCTGCCATCCTCAGGTCACCAACAAACCAGATCTTCTCTTTGCAGCTGCCGCAGAAAAATGCTTCGCCACGTTCCGGGCGCGTGCCGTCCGGGAACTTCGCCCGGGTGGCCGTCAGCTTCTCGCCGCTCTGGAGCCTGTGCGTGTAATAGAATGCGACGTTGCTGCACTGCTTGTGGTAGATCGGCACCATCTCACTCACGTCCGGCAACACACCGCCTTCGTTACTGGGCAGAATTGTCACAACGTGATCGTGTGAATTCTTGTCCAGTATCTCTTCGGCCATTAACCGCTGCTGACGGTTAAGGTTTTTTGGGATCCAGTTTCTCAATTAAACGCTGCCTCGTCAGGTTCGAACGCATCGTCAGGCTCGAACCAGTTGTTAGTGTAATCACCAGTCGCCTCGGCGAAAGTCATGGCGATCGAGTCTCCCTCATCCGGGGAATCCAGTCCACGCTTTTTCATGTCGGCCTTGCGTTCCATGCGCATCAATTCTTTGTCGTTGAAGCTGTACTCGATACCTATAAGAGAGCTACGCAGTTCGGCATCGTCCGGGATGTCCGCACCGTCGCGCAGCCAGATGCGAGTACGGTCCCACATCTCGGCGCGTTTGTTGAAGTAGGTCTCTTCATCGTCGGGCTTGACGCCAGCGTTCACTTCGATGATTTCGTAATTGAGCATACGCAATCGATCGACAACGCCAGCGCCGACGCCGATGCCGTCAACGAATGTCGCTGCAGGGCGGAACTCACGTATGGCATCGGCGACGACTGTGGCTACCTGCATGGTATTCAGTTCGCGGAACTTCCGTATCTCAAGGATCTTGCGTCCCTGCCTGACGGT